TAAAACGAACACACAGTTCCAGGGCGTACGATTTAGGGTTTGCTAAACTTATAATTATTTTTTATAGTTCTTTTTTTCATTTTATTATTTTCTTATTGTTAATGCCACGTTATTATAAATATAAAAGATATTATAGAAGAATGTACCCCAAAAAGAGATGGGCTTCAAATATTTTTACAGAAAACAATATAGTAACTGTACTTGCTAGTCAAAAAGATGCTTTCGCTTCTACTACAATATGTGCTAATTCACCACAAACTGATGTTCCAACTCCTGTAATTGTTAAATTTGGTAGATGTAAAGTTAAAGGTGATGTCAGAACTGATTTAGATAATGGTAATAATTTTGTATCTGCTACTATGTATCTTGCTTATGTTCCTGAAGGTTATCCTATTGCTGATTTACCAAAACTTCATCCTGAATATATAATTGGATGGACACAAATTTCACTTGATTCTGGTAATACATTTTCATTTTCATCACCTTTAAAGAGAAATTTAAATTCAGGTGATAAAATCATGATGTTATTTTATGTTAGTGCAACAAATACAGCACAATATGTAAGAGCTTTTAATTTTTATTATACAGTCCAATATTGGACTACTTCTGCTTAATTAATTGAATTTTCTTTTTATATAGTTATTTAGGCGCGTTGCCCGCGCCGGCTAAGGCTGGTCTGGGCTAAGGCTGAGCCAAGGCTCACCCCTTTTTTTCAAATCCGGCGTGAAGCAAATGAATTGATTTTTCTCCTAATAGAGCGGAGCGGCATGGCCCCTCCAAGAAAAATCAAGAAAGGCGGAATGTTAGGATTTATAAAAAAAAGGGGTGGCTGCTAAAAGCTGCCATAGGCGCGTGCCCGCGCCGGCTAATGCTGCTGCCTTTGCTGCACTGGTGCAGCTGCTGGCTAAGTCAATTAATTAAATTCTTTTATTTCAGATATTCTACGTTCAAATTGTTCTAACCCGTCCCATTGAGCCCTTTCTCCATCTTTCTCTGTTGTAAATACTTCAGTGAAATGTTGTGGACTAGTGAATATGATTGTTTCAGCTAACCATGGTATTCTGCTTCCTTTTACATTTACTGATGTTCTGTATCTATCTGTTATTGTTAATAATGTGTTCCAAATAATTGATCCTTTTCTTACATCATCAAAAATAACACCTTTTTCTCCATTGTATGGATCAAAGAATGTTCTTAAATCACCTGTTAAACTAATCCAATTTTCACCATATAATTCAATCATCATTTTAGTTGCTTCTCTTGTTTTACCAGTACCTGTTTTACCATAGAACCAATATACTTTTCTATTTTTAGAACCATCTAATGGCCAATCATTTATTATTAGTTCTCTTTGAATTTGTTTTACTTTACATAACTCAGGTAAACTTAATGTAGCCATTTCAAATATTTCAATGTATTTCTTTTCTTTTATTAACTTATACTTTTCTTGTGTTGTTAATTTCTTTATATCAGTGCATGTACCCTCTTCTTTAAAATTACCATCTTTTTTAACATAGTTTACTGCTGCATATGCTGTTCTTGTTACTTTTTCTATATTTGGTCTAACTCCTCTATAGACTAAATTATTAGCATATACTCTCGTTCTTGTATTAAATTTAATGTAAGCATGGTAATGTTCTCCATCTGTTTCATGATGATTTTCTTTACATACTACAATGTATTCTATCTTATTTCCAAATATTGTTTTAAAAAATGTTAATAATTCTTCTATGCTTCCTTCATTACATTGTGGATATGTCAATAGTGCTCTTATACCTTGAAATTTAAAGTCATTATCCTCTGCGATTGGGGTGGTCATGGTGTTCGTTTTACCAATTAATATTA